GCTCGAGTTCCATGTACGCCTTTTCGTGTGCCTCCGTAAAAGGTGCGATGTCCTTTTTGCATGACCTATCTGACGTGTGTATGGTCGTATTGGTCGCATAAAAGGTATTAAACGGTGTCGACGTAGATCCCATATACACACGGCTTCCCGTGTCCTTAGAGCCTCCCCACCTCGGTATGACGGACACGCCACCATGCTCTATCTGGATGCCGGATTTGCCGGAGTTTTCGAGCACGCCTGTGGGATATCCGTAGTCGCTTATGGAAGTCATGAATCCAGCAGTTCCGTAGAAAACACCCTTCGCAGTGATATGTGCCGTGTCCGTCCAAGAGCCATTGAGTGTCTTCGATACCTGGAACGCCCACGAATCCTCGCTTGACGGAATCCGCAGGATGGTACACCAGTTATCGTTTATGCCTTCGTGGTGTGACCCTGCGAAAGTGTACGCATTATGCGACGACACGCCCGGGTCCAACAGTCCCCATCTGCCGATGTAAGCATTGTTCGCCCTCAGCAGACCGTCTTTTGTGACGGTAAACTCTCCACCACCAAGATTGATTCCATCCGTGCCTACATAGACACCGGCAGAGGTCGATCGCATCGAGTTTGTGCCGTTGTAAATCTTGTTGGCGTCAATGGTAAAGCCGTTCGCTCCGCCAATCTTGCCGGTCTCGACCTCAAACCCTTCCGCCGTATACTTTGCTGCAACAGTGCTTGTTCCGGTCTTGTAAAAGCTCAGGCCAGTGCTGTCGAGCATCATTGCAGGGAGTGCCGTGTTCCCTATCTGATTGATCGTGTAGGAGTTACCATCGATTTTTGCGAGGACACTGGAGCCATCACGGAAGTATATACCATCGGATTTAATCTGCGTGTTGTACCCTGTGTCGGTACTTGCATCCATCTTGACCACAAGGCCGTCGTTCGCAGTGTACTTTAAGTAATTCGTTGCTGTTTTCGCCGCGTCGCCGATACTGTCCGCCACGCTGGTGCCGTTTATCTGCATCTCGGCAACATCCATGGTGATCTGGCCGGTTTCGGGATTGAAATAGATGTAATTGGTGTTGTTTCCTATGTGGGCCTCTCCCGTATCCATGTTGATGTAGTTGTATCCCTGTTTGTCTGCAATGATACCAAAAACACCCATCTCAGCATTGAGACCATTGGCTGTTGCTCCTGTTGTCCACACCCAGTCCCGACCGTCTTCTGTCCGCGTCTTGCTGATACAGAGTCCCTGCGTCCCGATGCCCAAAGCACCGTACATAGGGCTTTCTGCGTCGAGATTTTCGAACAGGATTGCCATTGTATCCATGTGCGTTGCAAGGTCGTACTGCGCGCGGAATACGGTATTTTGCCCGTTCAAAAAGCCCTGTACCTTTTCCGCCATCACAGTACCATCGTCCCGTATGACAGCATTTGCACGCTGTACGGCACTATTTACGGCACTTATGTAGTTGTATTTGTAGCTACCAAGCGTGACGTGCTTGACGGTCTTCTGCAGGCAATCCCACGTCATCGCTATCACTCTCGCGTCACTGGTGATATCCAGTTTTTTATGCCTGCAATGGACTGTATCACCCAACAGTACCTTTTCGAGTGATGCAAAATCGCGATAATAGAAGGTTTCGATCTCGTCGCTGTCCGTGTCCAGGATCGGCTCGTCGTCCGTATCTGTCAGGACTGCAACATCGGATCTGTGCCGTGCATTATCGCGGAGCATCGCCATGTTAATGTCCATCGTAATTGCCGGAGCATCGCATCCGTTGGCGAAGTCTGCCTCTGCCGCGCTCTGCAATGCAGCGTCAAGTTCCGCCTGATCGTTGCAGATGATCACGGTATCATCATCACCACTGCCCGAATCTTCCGCCATCTTGATCCAATCATAGGAGACTTCCTTCGTGTACACAATCGGATATGCTCCGATATTCGGAGAGTCTACATATTTCGTCTCTCCTGACAGCATCTTGCCATTGTAGGCTATCGGCACGATCCGAGTTACAACATCCGTCATGTCAACCGTGTAGCTTATGCCCTCTATGTTTTTCCCGTATCTTGCTTCGACTCCGTAATCTCCGCCGACACGCTTGTTGATGATGATCTTGTAGTTGTCATACAGGATCTCACCACCCCATCGCTGAAGGAAGGTTGGCTCATCGTTTCCGCAGATCGCATCGAGCACATTCCTTCTGACAAAGTACGCTGTTCTCTTCTTGTCGATGTCGGACCGTCCACTGTACGGAGTGTTGGCAAGCATAATATCAAGTGCTTCCTGCCCGTTTTTATTGGTCGGTCTGCAATCCATCAGGAAGGCGTCCTTTGCGGAATCGTAAAAAATCGGATAAGCAACCGCAGACACACCGCTCTCCGTCTTTGTATAGTTTGAGATCCTGTAAAGCTGTTCATTTTCCTGCCACGTCGGAACCTTCAGCACCGCGTTTTCCGTGATCAGCTTCCATCTGCCTTCTTCGTCAATCGGTACTTCAAGGTTGAGTACCCAAGTGCCGTTTAACTCCACCGACAGATCACACGAAAAACAGATCAGTACGGCATCACCATTGTTGGTAAAGTTTTCGTTACCGACCGCATAGATCTGCACCATCACAAACACCTCCATCTCGGGGTTATATATGCCTGTATGGTCGTGTTGGTGGTCGCAAAGCTGTTACTGCCCGGATACAGCCATAAGTCCTCATAATCGCCCCTTGCTGTGGTGTTTACCCATTCCCCATCACGGTTATAGGTAATCATCTTTTCAGTATCAATGTAGGTGATCCCATTGACCGTAACAGTAAAGGCATGGTCGTTGACCGTGAGTGTTGTAGTGCCTGTCCCCACAAGACGATAGAGTGGATGACAGACTTCATAAGGATTTTCTATGCTTGTTTCCTGCGTCACGTTTACCTCAGTGTCTCCATCTGCCCTGTACGTGTATCCGTCGCAGATAAAGGTGGCAGTGACTTCGCCGAGCATCCTTGTGCCCCTGTCCGACATAAGCGTCACGCTCTTGACTTTGTAGTAATGGTCATTGTCGTCGGAAAAAATCAGCTTGCCATCTCCTGTGGAGTACAGCCACTTCTTAACCTTCCGATACAATGCCATCCAATCACCGACCGTCGCTTTTTGCGCCGAATGGTCGGAAGAATTGAGTGAAAATGTAACATCGATGGAGATGTCGTAATACAGGCCATCATCTGCGTAATACGATCCGTCCATGCCCCTCAAGTCAGTGGTCTGCACCTTCGGCACGGGAGCCGGGATGGTCGGCCTGCCTTTTGCGTGACAGCCAACCTGCCTGTCTGTCTGCCCGTTGTATGTCACTGTTATCATGCTCCCACCCCTCTCATTATGCTTTTCTGCGCCTGCCCCATGCCTTCGATCGCTGTGCTGACAATATAGCCTTTAAACTCCCTGTTTCCGATCATGACGGTCACATTCGGCTGTTTCGGGTTTACAAGTGATTCTGCCAAACTTGACAGCGCCTTTAATCCACGATTGAGCGACTGCATCGCCCTTGCGTTTTCCGATGTCTCAGCCTTGACATTTGTAAGCTGATTAAGTCGTTCAGCGCCTACAATGTCGAGCCTGGATGTGATGCTCGCGTTCTTTGCCGCGTCTAATGTGGCCTTAGATGCCTTTGTCGCCGCATCCTCTATCAGTCTCTGATTCCGCTCAATGCCGAGTGCGAAACCTTCATCAACGAATTTACCGACCTTGATAAACTCTTTTGACGGAGATGCCACACCGATCCGCGCTTTTGCACTTGCCAGGGCCTGCGCCGCCACATTTGCCGCTGCAGCTGCAGCTTTGTAGGCGCTTGCGTTGATACCTGCGGCAAAACCATCAGAAACATATGTGCCAGCATAATAAAAGCTACTGTAATAGCCTCTTGCGGAGTTTGCCGCGTTAAGGGATGCGTTTCCTGCCGCATTTGTCGCATTTCCTGCGCTTCCACTGATTCCACTTGCAAAAGCGTTGATCGCCTCGGTACCTGCGCCGCTGAACATATACCGACGCTTATCAACTGCGCTTCCTGCATCTGTCGCCGCCGCTAATGCCTGCGCAGTCGAGATATGTTTGGTGGTACTTATGCCACTGCCGAAGGCGCTGATTGCCTCTTGCCCGGCACCGGTAAACATATAGCGTCTTTTGTCGATCGCATTGCCTGCGTCCGTAGCTGCCGCAAGTGCCTGTGCGGTAGATATGTGTTTGGTGGTGCTCATTCCGGCGCTAAAGGCCTGTATAGCCTCCTGCCCGGCACCCGTAAACATATATCTACGCTTGTCTATCGCTTCGCCTGCGCTTGTAGCTGCCGCAAGTGCCTGTGCGCTTGACACAACAGATCCTGTTTTGATCGCATTACCGTAGGCTTTTACCGCGCTTTCACCTGCGTTTTTAAACAGATATTCTTTTGCTTTGGCGGCCTCTCCTGCTTTGGTCGCAGCGTCTCCGGCCTGTGTGGTCGCAAGGTTGGCATTGTTTTTGATAGCATTTGCGTATGCTTCTACTGCAGCCTTGCCTGGATCCTTGAATTTTGTTTCGCTTGAAGTTTTGGCCTGCTTTGATGCCTCTTCGATGATTTTCTTTACTCGGTCGGTGACAGTATCCTTTTTCATGTTCATGCCGCCCGACAGAGCAAGCATGGCAATCTGACCAACAGATTTAAACATGTCAGACGCTGTGGTTGCCGACTCAATACCTGCATCAACGACAGCTTTTGACGCCTCTGTGACAGCGTTTTGTTCAGAACTAATACCTTCTGCTGCAGATTTACCGCCTGCCGCGCCTGCCGCTTCATAGTCGCCTGCGGAGCTTTTCGCCGTAATCACACCGGAATTAATCAAGTCCTGTACTGTCTTGTCATACTCCGCTTCCGTGCCGATAAAGCCTGCCGCTACAGCTGCTGCGTAATCCTTGCCAGTCTGTGAGTAGCTGACAAGTACCACCGCCTCTGCTTCGATCGCAAGACCCTTGTTCCACTCGTCGGCAACCTGAGCAAACTTTTCGTCGCCGCTATGCGCCGCGTCTACCAGAGCCTGCACGGCCTCCATGGTCTTGTCCGGACCCTCAGCCAACAGATGGTCATACAAACTCTGTGGCAACCCATCGCCTGCCATCGCGCCGAGTTCCTTCATATTCTCGACCCACGTCTGCAGGCTTGTTGTTTTTTCCTGCAGGTGAGTGACCATGTTGTCGATTGCCCTTGTTCCTTCTTCGCCGGAAGTATCAAGATTCTCGACATATCCTTTCAGCGCATCGGTTACGGAGGACAGTAAGCTGTCATAATCACTTTTGAGTTGCTCGATTCCGTCAATCTGCTCCTGGCACCAATCCGCAAACTCCGAAGCACTCATGCCCATGGTTTCCATCATCTCGAGCAGTTCGTCGGTGGTCAGGTGCGCCATTTCCTGAAACGCTTTTGCAGATTCGGCCTGTGCCTGTGTGAGGCCTTCGGTCGTTTCTGTCGTCTCGAGTTCTGCCATCTCAAGCGCATCAAGCGCGTCGGCGAGCAGTTGCTTCTGGTCTACGGCCTGAGCGGTGGTTGCCGTGTTCTCCGCCTGCGCTTCGGTGTTACCTTCGATCACTACAGTGTCGCCTTCGACGGTATAGCCCATTTCTTCCATCACTGCGGAATATTCCGTGTATGTTTCGTGGGCTATTTTGGCGTTTTTCGAAGCTTCATCTACTGCGTCGTTCGCATCGTCGAGAGTTTTCTTTGCAGTGCCTGCGCTGACAGACAAATCTATATATTCACTGCCATATTGTGCTTGTAGTTCCGTGCCGCTTTCTACCGCTGAGTTATAGTCTGCCTGCGCGGCTTTTTGTGCGCTCTTTGCTCTTGCTTCCTCAAACTCAGCATCTGCTATTGCTTTCCATATAGCCTTCAGTGATTCCGAGTAGGCCTCCGCCTTGATTGCTTTTTCGGCATTCGTAATGTACTCAGCAAGCTGTTCATTAGTCAGCCTCAGCTCTCCAGTGTTCTCATCCCAAGCATCCGCAAGTTCCGGCACGGTATCTTTTAGTTGATTGACAACATTGGTGATCCTCGACTTAGTAAACTCATCGGTTACAATGACGACACCCTCCTGAGCGTCTTTCATATACCCGAGTGCTTCGGTAGTCGACGTGATGCCCTCAACGTTTTCGCCAATTTTGCCAACTGCTTCTGTGGCATCTTCAGCGCCTGTCTTGACCTTTTCTTCGGCTTCGGCAATGTCATCCGTTGCGGTCGGAATCTTGCCTTTTATGGTCACTGCCTTGACAAGACCGGGCTTTTTGATAGCTTCTTCGGCTTCTCCTGCCGCCTGCGCCGCCTCAGTCATATCGGACACGATCGCCGCAGTACCCTCTTTGATGGTCGTGTCTGTCAGTTCGGCGTCGCTTACGTTGGATACGGCTGTTATAGCTTCACCTGCTTTTGCCGTAATCGTCCCGAGTGGTGTAGTGATGCTTTCTTCGTTCAGCTTACTCCCGTCA